AATATCGTTTATGATACTATAATCTACAGATCCGTCTTTAAGTGTAGGTGCTGGTACACATACTATAGAAGCTTGTTTATAGCATTCTTCTGTAGCATATAATCCCTGTAAAGGATCAACGCGTGTTACAGTATATCCATTTTCTTCAAAATAATCAGCATAAGCAGAACCTACAAATCCGTTTCCAAATACAGTAATATTCGCCATATTAACCTCCCATAAATAATTCGAGGCCCTTTGCCTTACGTTCTTTCTCTTCAGCTTTTTCAGCCTTACCGAAAGCTTTGATTGAATTATCTACTTCACGAATCTTATCAATTCTTCCACGCAGCTCTTCAACAAATGCACGTTCAGTTCCACCAGGAGTACCACCAGTATTAGCTTCACCATATGATAAGAAGTCTTCGACACCAGCTTTTTCAATCCATTTGAATTTGATATCTTGCTGCTTCTTCTCTTTGGCAATACGTCTTAGGAATGCATAGTAGCAGATTTGAGTGAAGTACGCAAACGCATTAGGATTACCTGTACGAGTGGCAGCTTCAATATTATAATTTGTTATTGCTTTTAGACAATTCTCAACTGCATCCATTACCATTTCTTCACGATAGGTATAACGGATAAAGTTAGATTTGTGTGAAAGACCTTCTGAGATCTTAAGAAAGCATTCTGCAATATAGTCAGGAACAATAGGGAGAGGCTCTCCTGAGTCCTGTGCAGCATTAACTTTCTTTACATAGTCAACCACTGAATAGGAGAATTCCCTATTGTTGACATAATGAGGTTTGTTCTTTGGTTTAATTTTTGTCATTATATACTCCTAGTGTATATTATTAAGCTTATTATAGCATAATTCTAAGGAAATGTACACAGTTATTTTATTAAATTATTTTTAGTTTTTTGCAAATTAACTGTGTACAAATGTTGCAAACTGTGGTATAATTAAAGAGTGCTGTTGAGGGGGAGGAGTATACCCTAATGGATAGTCTTTCTTCCTGCATTCATAATACTGTCAAACACTTCATCTTCAAAGTCTTCATCCATTTCACTAGAATCAAATACTTGGGTCGGTGATTCTTTAAGACGTAACGCGGTGCGAATATATTGTTCTTTGAATGAATCAACACATTTTGACTGAGCAACAATAGATCCAAAATGTACGTTAATCAGCTGATCACCTGCCATTGGCATCCACTCTGTATAGTAGTACTGCTCTTTGTCAGGAGATAGTGACATAATATTTAGTAACAAGGGAAACTCAATAAAGACTTGTATCTCGTCATGACCTCTTGCTAATCCAACAATCTCATCGCCATTCATCAGCTTGAAATGTCGAATGTCAATATCGTTTAATGTTAATTCTTCTTCCTGCATTATATATCTACCTCATATATCTTGTATTTAAATTTTTCTTTGCCGTAGATCTTCATGCGTTCTGCCGCATGAAGAAGGGTATAGTTCTTACGAGATTTCCAATGTAGATCATCTGCAAGATCATATAGTTTAGTCGCTTGGCCATTATCAGACTTCCTTAAACCACGGCCGATCGATTGTAAAACTTTGATCTGTGATTTAGAAGGACTTGCAAAGATAACATTATGCAAGTTTCTAATATTGACACCAGTACTGAATGTTCCAAGTGATGCTACAATAATTGCATTCTTTTGAGTTTCAGTAATCTTTCTAATATCTTCCCGTACGTCTGCACCCGTCTCACCTGACACATAGAATATTTGTCTGCGAGCATGTGCTTTCTTCTTAATCATATCATATAAAGGTTTACCATGCTTCTCAACATATTGGAACAATACTAATGTATTACCATCTTGATCTAAAGCTAGGTTAGTGATAAAGCTATTACGTTTTTCATATGAAACGATATAGTCCATCTCCTCTTGATATTTCTTTTTACCCCATACTTTGCGTATCTCATCTGGATACTTAAGCAAAATCATAGAGATCTCTAATTCTGACAATGCACCAGAATCCATTAGTGTTTTAGTCGTAGTTACATAACGTGCTGGACCAAAATGTCCTTCTAGTACAAGCTTATGTGTCTGTGTTCCATCTAATGTTCCTGTAGTACCAAACCTGTATTCAGCATCACGCATTTTAGACAATATTGATATAAGTGACTTAGCTTTAAAGTTATGTGCTTCATCACCAATCACTGCACCAAATTGGCTAAACCAATCTGGCCCAAGCTTATATATCGATTGCCAGGTAGATACAATAATACGTTCATTCTCTGCAAATTTAGGTCTACCAGAATATATTCTATGTATAGTAGATTCATGATCAAATGTATCATCGTATTGGCTGTAGTCACCAAAGTCAGTATACATCTGGTTAACTAACGATGTAGTAGGCACAACAATTAATACTTTGTTTTCATATCTCTCTAAGAACCATCTGATAATAAGATATATGATAAGAGACTTACCAGATGCAGTAGGAGATATTAATAACGCGCGTTTTTTAGATAATGCATGATGTACAGCTTCTAGTTGATAATCACGTGGCTCAATTGCTTTACCATTAGATGATAATGTTAAACCATCTATCCATGACATATCAACAACTGAGTCAGTACTTGGCACACCATAATAACCATCATGTTCAATTTCAATATGATAATCTCTGCCTGGAGTACTGGCAAATTCTTGTAGATATGCAAACAAACCACCAGGTAATTCACCTACACGTACATCGAATAAACGTATCTTGCCATCCCACATTTTGTTTTTATATGCCGGCATAAACTTATAGCCAGGCACAAAGAATGTAAAGAAGTCAGATATTTCATTCATAATACCTGGATCTGTTGTTATTGTAAGAAATGCGTGATTCTTTTTCTTCACGCTAATAGTCTCAGACATTATGCACCTGATTCAAATCGCCGCCAATCAATAGCGTTTTTGATACTAGAATGTCTCCATCGAATGTTGTTAATGATTTCTTCAAGGGTTTCCTTGATAGTCTTAATGTATTCAATACGTGCTTCTGCTTCTTGAATGTGAGGATCAGAATTATAATAATAATCCATTTCGCCTTTAAGAACCTTAAGCCCATTTAATGCATCATACTCCCACCCAAGTTCATCAATCTGATCTTTAGTGAGTTTACCATTATACCAAAGCCACTTCTTCTTAAGAAGGACTTTGAATTCCATATCTTTACGCTTCAATTGAAGCTTGGTTGTTGTTAAGAGTTCTAAGTACTTAGCATGCAATTTAGCAGAATCTATAGATGCCTGATCTAAACGAAGTTCATCGATCTTTGAATCTTCTTTCCACATTTCTAAGATTTTTTCAATATTCATCATTATAATCACCTTATCATATTATCAATATTATTTATACTAGGTCACCATTGGCTTAAATTTAAAGTAAGAGTACTGAAATGTAACACTGGCTGTAAGATATTCTACATCGGTTGTTGTAGCATCAAATGGCAGCGAGCTTAAGTTGATTGGATAAGCATCTACAAATTGTATTTCATTAGATACGTTGTTATGGCTATTTAGAATTTGTAATGTAACATCACGTTCTTTTCTAACACCATAGTCATCTTCAGTTACAAGACCAAGGATCCAATCATGGATTTCTTTATAGTTGTGCATATTCTCGTCAACAAGGAATGTTAAGTCAAATGGGTTATATTCAACTTTATCAGGTGCCATTCCAATATTTCTCATTGGGGTATTAAGTACTGCAGCCGAGACGCTCATATCTGGTAATGCAATTGTTTGAACAGTATACTGAGCATTTGGATATTTTTGAGAATCAATGACTAGTCTAAACCCAGATGGAGTTATATAGGACAGATTCTCTACAAGCGTTGTGGTTGCTTGTTCTGAGAAATTAATATTTGGTTGATATGGCATTTAATCCTCCACGTTATATACCTATTTATAACGAAAAAAGGGCAGCCTTTCGGCTGCCCCCTCTAATCGTTATGGAGAAGGTTTTAGCCTTCGCCTAGAATGTTGTCTACCTTAAAGATACGGTAGTATTGGTTCGAACGATCTGCACCAGTATCGTTACCAGCAGTTGCACCAACGAATGGGTTAGCAACCATGCCGTAACGAGTTTTGAAGCCGATTTTCGGTTGGAAAGAATTCTCACCAACTGCACGGACCATTGTCAACGGTACATATGGACAGTAGAACAAGCCTGCGTCATATGCGTTTGTACCTTTATAGCCCATGTTAACATAGTTAACAGCAGCATATGGATCGATGTACACTTTCATGCCACCAGCCAAAGTACCAGCAAATGTGTTACCAGCATCGTCAATGTTCAAGTTTGCATTCGCAGCAAGAGCTGGAGTGTAATCTAGCATACCTGATGCAGATAGTGCAGCAGCTACGTCAGATGAACAGATGATGAAGTTACCTTTACCGCGACGTGTTTCTTTCGCGATAACATTAGCTTCACGTTGAATTTGTACAAGCAATCCTTTGTACTTCTCTACAGACCAACGACCGTCAGCATCTGTATCCAAGTCAAAAGTACCACCAGTTGTTAGGTCAGCTTGTTGCGCACCCAATTTAGCTTTCATGTTGATTGTACGGATAACTTCACGGTTGATTTCAGCAAGAATTTCAGCAGACAAGATGTTTGCTAGTTCTGCTTCTGCATCAAGACCATGCACAGCTTTAAGATCTTGTGCAAGTTCCATTGTGTACTCAGCTTTCAAAGCACGAGACTTTGCAGTCACAGTTGCTTTTTCAATTGAGAACGCCATTTCTGGGAATGCATTCGAACCTGAATCACCAAGTGCTTCAGCAGTTGCTGTAGCCATGGCTGTACCTGGAGCATATTCTGCAACTGTATCAGCGTCGTTACCAGCTGAACCACCAGAAGCTGGATCGTCACCAGCGAAAGGATCGTTGTTGCCAGCATCTGCAGAACCAGTATCACCAGATGCAGCACCAGAGAATGCAGTGTCTGCTTCTGCGAACAATGCTTCTGTACCATTTTGTGCAGTATAACGTGACTTCATTGCGAAGATCAAGCCAGTTGGACCAGTCATTGGCTGTACACCAGCAATGTCATAAGCCATTAGGTTTGGCATAGAACG